TTGTCTAGCTCGAAGACCTGATGGTGCATCATCTTGTTACGCGGCACGCGACTGAACAGCACCTGGCTCAGTTGTTCTGGGCTCGACAAGTTGTAAGGTTTGTCGCCCATCACATCGTAGACAATCTCATCTAGCCGACGCTGTATAGACGCGCGCTCTGTCCGGTACGCAAACTCCACCTCATCGAGCGCCTCTATGTTAATTTTTAGCCCGGCATATTCGATTTCGGCTAGACACATGCACATTTTATTGGTAAGCAGTAGCGTCCTTTGCAACGGGCTGCCTTGGTAATCCCTTGTTTGCGCTGCATATAATGCACCGGTTGCCTGGATGTCTGCTATCCCATATGTCTGTACTATCTCCCAAGGCATGGCCTCGTATCCGATGCCCTGATCCCAGTACTCTTTAGTGATGTCGGACTTCTGTGAGTCTAACTCTCTCCTTTCACATGTGTTCTTTAGTGAAAGAGACATGCGTTTACCTCTAGCAAGGAGATACTCGCCAATCATCGTGTCGTATATGTCGCCATGGTAATCGACACCAACAGACCACAGCCACTGCAAGTCGTACTTGATGTTGTGACCAATTAATAAGTCTGCCGCCTCTATCTTTTTCTTTACGTCTGAGAACTTATGAGGCTCGCATGGCATGTCATTGTGGAACAGACGAACATAATCGATCTCTTGCGTATCGACGTCTAAGACACCAACAGACACGAGACTATTGTTGTTGTTGTGCGGCCTGTTATCAATCAGCTTGCCCTCGCGGGTAACGCTCGACGTCTACCACTAACCTAGTCATCGTATCGGGCCCTCCGTCCATCGAGCATCACATGGATCTGGCCGTGCCAGCCGGTCACCTTATTCTTCGTGACGTTGAGGACACGGCGAGGGTCATCCTCTTGACTGCCCTCAATGTTAGCGTATTTACCGATGAGTATCATCAGGTCTGCCTCGGCTGCTTTGCCGGTGCGACTGTTTTCCATCATCGCGTTGTTTAGGTTTACCCGGCCCTCTGCATCCGCAGACAGTTGCGAGTAGCCGAAGATCACACAGTTGTGTTTGGTGGCGAGATCACGCGTCCTGCGATACAACTCTCGTAACTTCTCGTGCTGCGAGGTCGCGTACTGCATCCCGTCGACCGACACTTTGTCGAGCATGTCGACGACTAGGATGTCAGGCATATGCTCTTTCAGGTGTGTATCGATGCCATCGACACCCGCATCATCTGGTATGCGTGCGATGTACAAGCCACTAGATGCATCGAAAGGCTGGAAGCTCGATTGCTTCACCATGTCGAGCGTCAAATCGTTTTTAGAAACACCGAGGGCCGAGCAGTAGTATCGCCATGCGACCCGTGTGGCCGCCTCCTCGTTGCATAACGTGTGGACGCGCGCGCCCTGCTCCACCCACCCGCCAGGTCCAACAGCAAAGGACGCGTGGCTGCTGGTCTTGCCGGTCTCTGGCCGTGAGCCGATCACGATAAAATGTCCTGGCGACACGCCCGGCACCCGTTTGGCCAGGCTGCCGAGGTTGAACGCCCATCGCTCTTCGGTCTCTTGCTGTGACATAAGCACATCAGGCGTCAGGTCAACGGGTTCCATCGGAGACGTGCCCATCACAATGTTGTCGCGGTGGCGGTCAATCAGCCGCTCGACCGACGCAAGATCGTTTGTATGGCCTTCCATGAGAGAAAATCCTGCTTCAGAGACTTGCCGCCCGATCTCTGTGCGCCACATCTCTCGGACTAGGTCGGTGACCATGCAGGGTTGGACGGGGGCAACGTCCCTCAGTTTTGCGAACAGAACGTCGTAGACGTCACGCTGAGACTTGGTCAGCCCAGGATGTTTTGCGTCGAATATGTAGCGCAACTCGACGGGCGAGATATCCGTATCGTACCGGGCGTGTGCCTCGATCAGCGTCTCAATAATTTTCTTCGGTTCTTTCTCGAACGCAGTGACCGGTATCGACCCTACGTTATGGTAAATTTGTTTATCGCAAAGCGAGCGTATTAACTCCAGCATGTTGAAAGACCCCCTCAATCTCACTGCTGCACGAATCTTTAATATCGTGCGTGAGCCGGACGATCTTGACGCTGTGACATACTGCCGCGAGACGTCGATGCATCTGTATAGACTTGTCTGTTGCGTCGCGGTCCAAAGCAATAAAAGCGTTTTTAAATGATAGGTATGACAGGCCGCCCAGGCTCAAGGATGTACCGAGCAGGCAGAGTACTGACAATTTATTGAAAATGCAAGATAATTTTATTGCGGAGATGACGTCTTCGACTATCGCAATATTATCGTGGCCCGCGTTG